ATGCAACATATGCGCGCACGGCCATTTCGAAAGAAGCTGTGTCGCGTAGCTCCTCTCGTCGAATCGATGAGGGGGGTAGTGTTGTAGTGCATTAAAGGTTGTAAGTAGCAAAATATAAAATAAATAGTCTGTCTAACGTGTTTGTTTGTATGTCAGTGTTTTCTTACTTATTGTTTATGAGTTAATCCTCATACCAGTGTTTATAATCATGCTGTCCTCCTTGGACTCGTGTTGAAATCATTATTCCAATGTTGTCATTCATCCATTTCTGGTATTCTCTTTGTTTAATCTCTGTGGTCTCTAACTCTACATTGTCATTGTCTGTCACTCTTTCATTCATTAATACAGTCCTTGCCATCTTTTCCTCGTGTTCAAACAATTCTCGATCAACGCAGAACGGCCTAGGGTGACTTCTTTTTGTCATAAACTTCCCAAAGTTTGCCAGTTCTGCGGTCGGTTTGATCGCCGTCCTGCAGCTCCATATCATCTGGTTGTGTCGTAACGCTTTGATGTTCCCCTTTACTGGGTTCTCATCATACATTTCTTCAAAACTATGTTCGAAGAATGCGTCCACGCACATTAAGCCATACAGCTTGTCGTACGACTGTCCGTCGTCCATCTCGCTATAGCCCCGATGACTTGGAATCCTCTCCTGCACGAGGTTGTGAATTTTCCACAAGGTTAATGCCTTGGGTTTTACAGGTGTCGTCTTTTTGGTCCGGCCCCACTTGACCATGATCTGCAGAGCAATTTGCAGGTCTTTGGCCGAAGGTCCCCACCACGACTTCGTCTGTCCTTTCGGTTTGTAAAACATGGAGTTTGGCGGGAGGGCATATGCCTTCTTCTCGCTGTACTTCTTCGTCTCCAGGAACTCTTGTGAGAAAGTTACTGGTAATCCGAAACCACCCATCCACTCTGGCATGTACCATGGCAAGGTTATATATTCATTCATTATCTTTTTATGTTTCTGTATAAATAAATCAAACACATTCTCCCAACATTCTTCTGGACAGTCGTTTCTCATGTCTCTCGCTCTCGCGCCGATCGACGCACTCTTGTCGTCGCCCACGAGGTCGGCCGAACCAACCGAGCCCTCGGATCTCTTTTTCCCGAGGACCAACCCCCAGTTAACGAATTTTGTCATTTTGAACCATATTAGCTTATAATGGCCATCTATGATCTCAATTCTGTCCGGGGTGGTGAGTCTTGCAAAATTTCGACTGTTTATATCTAAAAATTCTCGACTAACGAACACTTTCCCTGATGCAAAGGATGCCTCCAGACCAAAGAAATTGGTTAGGTTCTCCCACATTTTGACTCCGTCATTTGTGGTCTTCAACAGACCGTCGTCTCCATTGACGGCTCCTGTGAGTTCCTCCAACGAAATGGTGCGTTTATACGCAAATTCATTGGTCATCCTTAGTATACATGCATTAAAAATGCACAGGATTGGAAAACTTGTCACACTCCCCATTAGCTGGCCCGTCCGCTGCGGAATTAATCCTTTGACTCCCCATTTGTCAAGGTTAAATACATGCTTCGTCAATGAAGTTATGAATACCGCGCGTTCTCTTGGGTCGAGAGCAATCTCATCTGCGATGGCCTCAGCAATCACCTCGGATACCCATCCGTGGACGTTGTCTGTAGATGCCTTCCAGTCCGCTGACAAGTACACCTCATTCTCCTCTAACGTATCGCCCATCCTTTTTTGGACATAATCGGTGGAAACGGTTTCCCCGATTAGCTTGAATAGCCCGTGCTTCCGTAGCACATTATGCATAAACTTTTGCAGGTTCTTCAAGACTGTATACGTGAATGGTGGTCCTTTGCTGATCACTCTCACTTTCAGTGCTTCTAATAAAGCGACTGGCGCCACTTCCGGGACTTCTCTTATGGCCTTTTCTAATAGCCATTCGTAAAATTCCGTGAAGTGCAACTTGAGGTTTTGTGTTTTGTATTCCAATACAAGTTCGTCTTTCGAGTCTCTATCTTCTCTCTCATTCTTTTCATCACCACGCATTGTATTCAAATCTGTAGTTGTAATTTTAATTTTGTGGTCGTTCGTGCGGAATCTTTTAAATTCGGGATCGGCGTGAATCGCTCCGATTGCTCCGCCCTTGCCACGCGAGTTTATATAATTCGCGCTTGTGCTTGGGACGAAGGCCCGATACCGTTCCGGATAACCAAACTTTTTAAGGCTAAATAACTCTTTTACTGTTCTTTTCAACTCTAATACTACGTCACTCCTTACTACTGTCGGTCGTCTATAATAATCCTTTGAGTCTTTGCTTTGAAAGTTGTAGTTCATTGGGGTTTCATCTTCCCAATCAATCTCAACTTCTTTGCCAAACTTCATTTGGTCAAAGCCTCCTTGGACTTTGTCTTCGGTGGTCTCAAAGTTCTTTATGTCGTCCATTTGTGGTTTCTCCGTGCACAACGCTATCACACTGTCGAATAATGATTCCACGGCCAGCTCCTTGCTGGGCGAGGGACATCCCTTCTTCAGTTGCGTCACTGTTTGTACGAACTCGTCGAACCGCTCTTCGCTTTTACGCTTGAGCAGTTTGAGAAATTTGTGTGCGTGTGAGTTCAATAATACTAATGGGTTGTCCTCTAATATAAACTTCTTCTTCACTTGTCCCAGTCGTTCAGGGTTCTTCCAAGCGAGCTTAAATGCGGCGAATTTGTATTTCGCCAGCTGTAACCACGGATCCGTGCCCGGAATCTCGTTGGCCATAGCTGTCCATCGCTCGATCATCACCTCCCTGTTCTTCTGTTTATTCCAAACGTCGTCATTAAAACCAAATAATTTATATGTGCTAACTAACAAGTCAATAATTTCTGCTACTTCACTTCCGCCCCTCCTCGGGACCATCGCGGTACGTACCGCTTTGGCCTTCCCGAGGGGGGATGCCTCCG